TGACTTGAACTCGCTGTATCCACACTTAATGTTGCAATATAATCTATCTCCTGAAACATATGTTGAAAGCACTCGTGAATATGTATCTCAGGAAATGGTTCTTGATGGTAAATATCAAAATCAATCTGAATATGCAGTGTGTGCTAATGGTGCCTGCTTCCGTAAAGATAAACTTGGTATTATTCCTGAAATCATTGACGAATACTATGGCAATCGTAAAAAGATTAAACAAGACATGCTCAAAGTTGAGCAAGCCATTGAAGTTGAAACTGATCCTGTAAAGAAAAAGCAATTACAGACTCAACAAACTCAGTTGCACAACAACCAAATGGCTATCAAGATTGCTATGAACTCGCTTTATGGTGCTACAGCAAATATTTACTTCCTCTACTATATTAACGATATGGCTGAAGCAATCACCACATCTGGTCAGCTTTCAATTCGTTATGCTCAAAAATCTGTTAACGAGTATCTCAACAAGCTACTTAAAACCAATGGCAAAGACTATATCATCTATATTGATACCGACAGTATCTATGTTGATATGTCCGGTGTTGTAAAAGCATCATTCGGCACTGTTGATGTTGATCGTAAAAAAGGTGAGGAGTTCCTTGACAAAGTTTGTCAAATGAAAATCGAAGAAGTAATCGAAAAAGGTTACGAAGAACTTGCTTCTAAAATGGGTGCTTATCGTAATGCGATGGTAATGAAACGAGAAAAGATTACTGATCGTTCTATCTTTATTGCTAAAAAGCGATATATTATGAATACGCTCAACTCCGAAGGTGTTCACTATGACGTGCCAAAGATTTCAGTAACTGGACTCGAATCAGTTCGATCTTCAACTCCTGAAGTATGTCGTGATAAACTCAAAGAAGCATTCAAGGTAATCATGAATGAAGGTGAAGAGGCTATCCAAAAGTTTATTGCAGAATTTAAAGATGAATTTAAACGTTTACCGGCCGAAGATGTTGGTCGCAACTCTGGTACGGATAGCATTGAAAAATATAAAAGTAAAGCAACCTTATACAAAAAAGGCTGTCCAATGCATGTTCGTGGCTGTATTCTTTACAATCATTACCTTCGCCGAAACGGTCTTAATACTCGGTATGAAGAGGTTCAATCTGGTGACAAAATCAAGTTCGTATATCTTCGAGTACCAAATCCAATTAAAGAAAACATTATCTCTTTTCCTGGTGTGTTGCCAAAAGAACTTGGACTTGACAAGTATATCAACTATGATCTTCAATTTGAAAAAGTATTCCTTAGTCCATTGGAAGCAATTCTTGAAGCTGTTGGTTGGACCGCAGAAAAGCAGCAAACATTGGAGGACTTTTTTGGATGAAAGTTTACATAGGACCTTACAAAGACGGTGAAGACCAAGTTCAAGAAATTGAAATTCACAATTATGATACTTGGAGCATGGATCACACTCTTGCACCGATTATCTTGCCAATGCTAAAACAATTAAAAGAAACTAAACACGGTGCACCAAATGTCGATATGACTGATGTGCCAGAAAATTTGAGAATAAACGATCCTGAAAGCAAAGCATTTTGGTCAAACGGCGAAACTGACGAAAAGTTTTTTGATCGTTGGGATTGGATTATGGATGAAATGATTTGGGCCTTTGAACAAAAATGCAGAGATCATTGGGAAGAAGATTATTATGGCCCGTATATTCGAAGTGAAAATGGCAGCATGATGGGCGGTTATTTTGAATGGGCAGATAATGAAGGCCGAAAAGCGCATCAAGAAAGAATGAGCAATGGGTTCCGATTATTTGGTAAATATTATGAAAATTTGTGGGATTAATTATGATAATGCAAAACCAGGAAAAAGTCGAGCTTCTAACTATTACAATGGAAGAGTGCTCTGAAGTAATTAAAGAATGTTCTAAAATTCAAAGATTCGGGTTGACACCGAATAAAAGTATGTTAGAATTAGAAATAGGAGATCTTATGTGTATGATTGAGATCTTAGAAGAATATGGCATGATTGATTTAGAACAAGTCAAAATGGCAGCTCGTGGTAAACGAGAAAAACTTAAACAATGGAGTACTTTAAATGTCTGATTGGGCAAATGATATTATGATGATGCACAATAAATTTGGTGTGCGTGATTGGTTTGAAGCAAATAAAGATAACAAGGAACTGATGCGCAAGTATCTTATGTTCCGTGCACTTATGTGTCAGGAGGAACTCAGTGAAACTCTTATTGCAATCAATAATGGAGATGCTGAAGAAATCGTTGATGGTCTCATTGATCTTTGTGTTTTTGCTATTGGCACTCTCGACGTATTTGGTGTTGATGCTAATGATGCTTGGGATCGTGTTTATAGCGCTAATATGGCAAAAGAGTCTGGAGTTAAGCCGGGTCGTCCTAATCCGTTTGGGCTCCCTGATCTCCTAAAGCCAGGAGGATGGCAAGCTCCAAACCATGAAGGAAATCATGGTGATCTTGAAAAGGCGCTAGATATTTTGCCACCAGTAAAGCCTGAAGGCGGTTGGTAAAATGTCGAAGCTTATTCAGATAACCGACATTATCGAGACTAGGCTTCGTAAAGAAAAAGAGTTGGAGTACTATCAGGCTGAGCTTGAGAAACTCCAACAAAAAATGTTTTTTCTCCGAAAGGACATTGATATTACAAACCTCATAATAAATATGATTGAGACAGAGCAGATTTACGACGTCAAACAAAATATGATAGAGAGGAATAATGAGACAGACTGAAATGTTTAACGAGCAAGAAATGGGATTTGGTAGACATCCTAATAATCTATCAGACGAGGCAATGGTAAATATACTGCTTACTAAGGCCCATTGGACGACAAAAGAGCCTTGGACTCAAATTGCTCGTAGACTACAAGAATTATCAGACGAATCCAAAGGAATCAAGCGTCTGTTATAAGGATATAACAAAAAGTTCTAAAAATCTATTGACATTTGCTTTGAAATGATTTAGAATAGTCGTATCAAATATGGAGATAGTCAATGATTGTAATACACGTTGACGGTGGAACTCGCCGTGAAAAAGATTTGGCTGAAAAGGTTGTCTTTTGGTGCGTTAAAGAATTGATGCCAAAAATTCGCAATTTAGAAATCACTGTTGAAATTAAAAACTTAAAAGGCCGTTTTGCCGACGTAATGATGGAAGATACTCGCCGTGAGTATACCATGCGTTTGCAACGCGGTCTTTCTTTGTTTGATTTCATATCAACCATATGTCATGAAATGATCCACGTTAAACAGTATGTCCGCAAGGAAATGGACGAGTTTGGTGGCCGTTGGAAAACTCGTAAGATTGCTCGTGATACAAATTACTTTGACTTACCGTGGGAAAAAGAAGCATACCGCATGGAGAAAAAGTTAGCTGTAAAATGCTTTGAACAAATCCAATTTGCTTTCAAATAAAAAACTTAAAATAATTTCATATTTTTTTCATTTTCCTGTTGACATTGCTAGTCGAATAGTATAGATTGTTTGTATAAGGTAAAACAAAGGAACAAACAAATGCTACTACCAAACGGCTCAATGATTAAACAAGACGTAATTGATTGCTTCAACGCTGCAGTTCAAGATGAGTTCAACACTCGTCCTGGAGTTGGCACAACTGACTTTTGGAACTTCGTTGAGTCTGATATGTACCAAGGTCTTCGTATGTTCTATAACTCAGAATACATTGATGCTTGCTTTGATGTATTGGCTGATGACTTCGAGGGTAACCTAAACCTTGACCGTCTTGAAGTTCTAAAGAAAGACTTCCTAGGAATTACAGCGTAAAGGAAATTTATAATGACTCATCCGCTATACACAAAAAAGGCAGATATTGATTTTAACTATCTTGTCGTTCCAAATTGGACTCACCGTGAAATATATTATTTAATTGACCTTGAAAATCAAGGCAGCCCTCTTTATGAAGGAACTGAACTTCAGTGCTACCAAAAACTTAAGGAAATTCAACCTAAGTGCCGTTGGTTAAATAATTTCGTAAAAAAATATGAGGAATACGAAAAAAGTTGTTGACATTTGATTTCATTTAGAATAGAATAGTTATATCAAATGGAGGAAATCATGGAAAAACTACTTACAGCCGAACAATATGCCACTTACGCAGATTACGGCAAATCACGTTTTGACGTAGGTTTAGGCGTTATTCCTGAATCACTTTTCAAAGCACTTAAAGCAAACCCACTTCCAGCATCGGAGCGTTAATATGTCAGATCTTAAATTTACAACCGCTGGCGATTACCTTGCAGATCAAGCTGAGCCTAAAGAAGAATACAATGGTAAGCTATATAATAGCCGTCATGGTGGACCCTTTGACCGAGGCTCAGCGGATAGCTGGTATTCTCGTGGTAGAAATCCACATTATTATACAGGTGGCTCTTACGAAGGTGATCGCATTGAACGTGATGATATGACTGATGAAGAAATTGAAGCATATCACGCAGGTTACGATCACAACGAAGAGTTTGGTGGCAAAAAGGAATGGTAGAATTTCAGCCACTTCTCAACCCTTATCAGGCAATGGAGCTTGGTATCTTTGATGGCTCGTATTATGGTGAAGGAACCGAGGTAACTACTCGTGACTTTGCTGAGCCACCTGTAATTACCAAGACTAACCTATTTGCCCCTAATGCTTCTCAGCCTCTCAGCGTTTGGCAAGAGCAAGGTTGGATTAAGCAATATGATCCTATGGGTTGGTTTCAATGGTTTGTTCGTTATCACCACGGTCGTCGTATTGACGAGTATGACTTGTGGCAAATGAAGCGGTGGAAATCATTCGTCGCTCGCCATTCTGCTCAAGTCCGCAAGAACGGAAACGGCGATCTGACCAAACGTCTTAAGCAACGTCAAGCGCTCCTACATTGGTGCGCAGATCCAATTCCTGATGTTGATATGTCAGCACAAGAAAAAATTTCATTTTTATGTGAAAAAAGTGAAAAAAGTTGTTGACATTCATTATGAATTAGAATAGAATAGTTATATCAAATGGAAAAACACATACACACTAGGAGAATTCCAAATGGCTAAAATCAAATCTTTCGACAAAGCAACTCTTCGCGCTCTTCGTTCTGAAATGGACGCATTGCTTGAAAAGTACGGTAAGAAAACCGGTCTTGAGTTTGAAGTAGGCAATATGCGTTTCAGTGAATCTGAAGTCGATATTAAAGTAAAAGCAAAGGTTTCTGGTGCAAAAACTCGCACTGATTCAAACCTTGAAATGTTTGCTAAAATGGCAGGCATTACTAATCTTACTAACAAGGATGGAGATCGTTTGGTTGAATACAAAACACGTTCTCCTAAGTATCCGTTTGTCTTTGAGCGTGGCGGCAAGCGCTACAAGTGTTCAGAAACACAAGCTCGCATGTTGTTCGCAGCATAAACAATTTCCTAAAGGAAACACAAGGGGCTTCGGCCCCTTTTTTATTACACTTTTTACAGAACTATAATATTTTTGTTATACGTTTGTTACATTGATATGTTATATATTATTGTATAAGCCGTAGTGGTTTATATGAGGTTACACGAACCTCTAGTTTAAGTTGAAATACTTTAACAAATACACGATAGGAGAATCAATGAAAAAAGCACTATTATCGACTACCGCTATTGTTATTTTAGCGGCATCTTCAGCTATGGCTGGCCCAACGATTGGGGAAACCACAGCACTAATTCCAGAAGCTGGTCTACCAAAGGCTGGTGAAGTATCAAACACAAACTTTCCTTACGGAGATTTTAAAGCACTAGCAACTGTTGGTGAAGTTGATGCGGAAACAGGTATGGCCTTAACAGGTTATCCAGACGGTCAAGCTGCTTGGCTTGCAGACGAAGACACAGTACGTGTAGTATATCAATCAGAATCATATGCGACTATGGGTCGTGCTCCAAACCCAGAGACTTATCCTTGGGTGATGGCAAACGGTACATCGTTTACAGGTTCACACATCCACACTATTGATTATGATCGTGCTGCATTTGCAGACTTTATGAATAACGATGCACCAGCATCAGACATGGTTAAGGCTTCAGGTAAGCTTTTCAATCGTGTATTTAATGCATTCGGTGAAGAAGTTACAGCACCAAACTACAATCCAGCAGATCTTGGTGCAAAATGGGGCAACCAAACTCGCCCAGATGGAACACTAATTCAGTTTAACGAAAACTTCCGTTTAAGTGCAGCTGATTATTTCTTCCAATCATTCTGTGGTTCATGGTATGAGCAAGCAAACAAATATGGTGAAGGTATTGGTTTTGCTGATGACGTATGGCTAACAGCAGAAGAATGGGAAATTGGTCGTATGTTTGCTGCAGGCAAATATGAC